ACTCTACCAATAGACTGTAAGTTCCGAATACGAGACTTTGATGGAGAGGCAAATATTACATTGTGTAGGTTCTTAATGTTGATTCCCGTACTGAAGGTTCCAAAGGAGGCAACTATGATAGCGTCTTTCTCTTCCTCTGTAATCTTCCTGACTTGTTCTCTGTCTTCAGCATCCACACCGCCATGAATGAAGAAAACCTTTCTACCGTCTGATACTTTTTTATTTATTAGATCGTAAAGTATAGCACCGTGTGTCTCGACTCTGGTGTAGAGGACTAGGGTGTTACCTTTCAGATCCACTGATAGATTAGATATAAACTTGTTTCGATTCTCATGTGAGATCAGATACTTAATCTCATCCTCATATGTATCAAA